CCCCCGTATGAGCATCTAGTCCTACCGTGGGTTGAACATCACGTGGGCAGAACCCGGGAAAAATATCGCAGTGCTTATAGACAATACATCCAGCTGGGTGAAGAATGGGTGCGCAAACACATGTCTTATACCACTATCATGCCCAAGTGTGATGAAATCCTAATCAAGGCAGATGCTGGCCAGCTCCAACTCAAACCCCGAGCAATTGCGGTAGTTCATGAGGCGGTCATTATCACCACAGCTCCGGCGGTTAAATACGCCCAAGAGACTTTGAAGAACCAATGGGGTCTCGATTCTGAGCCAATAATTTTCAAGGGCCAGCGCTATTATTTATACGTGGCATGTGGGTGGACTGACGTCGATCTATCGCGATGGGCGTACCAAGTCCACTCGAACCTGGAAGATTATCACATCCTAGTGAGTGGTGACGATTCATTGGTGTGGTCTCCTTATACCCAGCGCTTCCACGAAGGTGATTTGTCCATGTGTGATCAAAGTCAAGGGTTTGGTGCAATTCACTATTGTAGGATGGCTCTCGAGCGTTTGGGTGTCCCTAGCCCTGTCGCTGAACGTTTAGAGACCATCACCTCGAATGATTATCGCTACTTTTCCAAACCAATCGGCCACATGTTGACAGTGCGAAGACGTCTACGCCCACAGCGGGATTCTGGCGGTCCTGACACGTCTTTGGGAAATTCTATACACACGGGTTCAGGACTGTTTTTTCACCACGCGGGCATTGCTGATTTTGAGTATTTGGGCATGTCGATGAAAGAATCGTACCACAAGACTATCTACACCACGACCTTTTTGAAAGGCATGTGGTATCATACCGAAGCTGGGCCGTTTTGGGGTCCACTCCCGAGTAGGATAGTCAAAGTCGGCAAATCTTGGCGTAACCCCACCGATCTCTACCGTGGCTACAATGATGTCGACGCGGCGAAACAATTCTTGACAGACTTAGCGGCGGGCTACCGTACCTACCTCCCAGTGCCTCTGCTCTCCACTTTTTGCGAACGCTTTAATGGCGCTGTAGTGCGCGACGTCTTTCACCAAGACTGGATAAATGTGGAGGCTGCTGACACTTATAAACCGGCGCTGTTGCCTGAAGTCTGGGTGCAGATGTACAAGCGATATGGTTTGACGCCTGAAGAATTTGCTGAGATGGCAGCCCTTATCCCCAGCGAACCTCACTACTTTTTGAGCCATCCGGGGTTTGCTGTGTTGGGTTTCCGAGACTATAGTTGACGCCAAGGGCTCAGAGAAAGTCCACTCTGGTGCAGCCCGTCATTGAGATGGCCAAATGACAAAATGTCAAGTCAATCATCGAAAAAAAAAAAAAAAACAC